AGAAAAGATTACTATTTATTAATTATAGATGATAAATCTTTAGGTGAATTTGAGAAAAGCCAATTAAGACATATTTTAGAAGTTATAGATAATGCCATCTAAATTATCAAGAAGCAAAATAGTTAAAAAACTAGATGCAATATTTAGCCAATATATAAGGTTAAAAGATGCAGATCACAAAGGTGATGTAACTTGCTTTACTTGTGGTAAGGTTTCACACTACAAGGTAGGTATGCAATGCGGTCACTTTCAAAGTAGAAAACACTATGCTACTAGGTGGTTAGAAATGAATGTAGCGGTGCAATGTGTAGGTTGTAATATGTTTAAAGCTGGTGAGCAATATATTTTTAGTAAAAAGTTAGATGAAAAGTATGGTGATGGTACTGCTGAAGATTTATACATAAAAGCAAAACAAACTGTAAAGTATTCTAATGATGAATTACTAGACAAGATTAAACACTATAAAGAGTTGGTAGATAGTTTTTAATTTATTACATTTGATTATTCTGTTTTGTTAAGGAAAAGGGGTTTGACTTTATGTTAAGCCTTTTTTTTTGCATTTAATCGTAGTTATTAACATATTTTGTTTATATTTGGGTATTATTAATTTAAACTAAACAGAATGAGAACACAAAAACACGATTTAAAAGACAAAATTAAAAAATTTGAAAAAGAGTTGTACGATGCAATTTTAAAAGAAGATGCACCATTACAAATTAGAATTAAAGAAAATTTAGATGTATTAAAATCAACCTTAATAAACATACGATAATGGCAACAAACTATTCACAAGAAACTGCCCAAAGTATTATTGAGCAATACAAATTTAGAGTTGAAGCACTATCAAACAAGATAGAAGAACTACAAGCAAAAATAGAAGTATCACAAATAAACAAACAAAATGGATAGAGAAAAATTATTAGACTTGTACAAGAAGTACGATTTAGAAAAAACAGATGTATATAAACATCAACACTATGTTATCATCACCAGACAAGGTATAGAAAAGATAGCAGCCAAAGAAAACATAACAATTAATTATGAGGTTGTAAAGTGTGAACCTAACTTTGCGGTGGTAAAAGCATATGCAAAAAAAGAGGGTGTAGAAATACAAACATTTGGTAGTGCTTTAAAAGGTGCTAACTATAAAGACGGAAATTGCAACTCATTTTATGTAATGGAAATGGCAGAAAAACGTGCATTGTCAAGATCAGTTTTAAAGCTAACTGGTTTTTACGAACTTGGTGTATTTGGTGAAGATGAAAGTGATGACTTTAAAAGAAAATAGATATGCAGATAAAACAAGAATTTAAAGATTTAATACCACCTTTAACAAAAGAAGAATTTAAGCAATTAGAAAATAATTGTATGAGTGAGGGTATAAGAGAAAAAATACTTACTTGGAATGGTTTTATTATAGATGGGCATAACCGTTATGAAATAGCTACCAGGTGGGATTTAGATTTTGAAACCGAAAACAAACATTTTGATAATGAAGAAGCGGTTAAGGAATGGATGATACTAAACCAATTTGGTAGAAGAAATTTAAGTAATTACCAAAGAAGTGTTTTAGCATTAGAACTTGAAGAAGTGTTTAGTTTGAAAGCAAAGGAAAAACAAAAAGAAGCTGGTGGAGCGGTTCGTCAGAAATCTGACAAAGCGGTAATTGATACCAAAAAAGAACTTTCAAAGGTTGCGTCAGTTTCACACGATACAATAGCTAAAGTAAAAAAGATACAAGAGAAAGCACCAGAAGAAGTAAAAGAAAAATTAAGAACTGGTGAAGTAAGTATTAATGCTGCTTATAAAGAAATTAAAAAAGAAGAAAAGAAAGCAAACTTTCAAGCAAAAAAACAATTATTTGAAAAAGAAATAAAACCCGAAAACCTAAATCAAAAAATAATACTTGGTGATAGTATAAAAGTATTACCAACTTTAGAGAAAAAATCATTTGATTTATTGTTAAGTGACCCACCTTATGGAATGGATTTTAAGAGTGGATGGAACAATAAAGAAAAGATACAAAATGATAAAATAGTAGATACCGTAACATTATTTGAAGATGTTTTAAAAGAAAGTGTACCATTATTAAAGGATAATGCACATTTTTATTTATTTGGTAATATAAATTTTATAGGAGATATAAGACCAATAATTGAAAAATACTTAAATTTAAAAAATGTTTTAATATGGGATAGAAAAGTTATAGGTATGGGTGATTTAAAGTCTTATGGTAACTCATATGATATAATTTATTTTGGTTACAATAAGGTATGGAAAGATTTAAATGGTACAAGAGATAGAGATTTGCTTTCTTATAGTAGGATTGACCCAGCTAAAAATATACACCCAACAGAAAAACCAATAGACATATTAGAGTATTTAATTAAAAAATCTTCTAATGAAAATGATAAAATATTAGAACCTTTTGCTGGTGGTGGTTCAACTTTGTTAGCTTGTAAAAACCTTAATAGATTTGCAACTGGTGTAGAAATAGAAGAAGAATATTACAATTTAATAAAGAATAGAATATGAGTTGGTTTAAAGAAAATTTAGACATTATAGAAGTTGGGTTTGATGGTGAGGGTAAAATAAGAGATTGGTTTAAAGGTAAACGAATACCTTTTATGCAAGTTGATATAATGTTTAAGTATAAAAACAAGTGGTGTTTAGGTGAAATTAAAACACAAGAAGTTTTTGTTGCTCCACCTTATGATGGACACGGTTTACCAGCCTGGCAAATAGAAAGAAGAATGGAGTTTTACAAAGATACTGCGATAGAACCTTTTTTAATAGTATATGATATAAAAGAAAAATGTTTATACTTACAATCTTTAGTTATTCTTTTAGATGGTGAACATTTTAAAACAAAAGGTAAAAAACCAAGAACAATTTTTAAATTAGAAAATTTTAAAAGAATTGATTTATAAAACACGAGGTATTGCGTGTAATGACAATACCAAATTTAAACTATATATTATGAGTGCAATAATTAGCGGTTCAATAGACATCGCAAAACTCCCTAAAGAAAAATTTGTAAAGGGAAAAAACGGAAGTGTTTGGTACAATTTCACAATCGCAGTACAAGATGAAACCAGATATGGTAACAACGTAGCTTTTATGGATAGCCAAACCAAAGAAGAAAGAGAAGCAAAGGTTGCTAAAACCTATCTGGGAAATGGAAAAGTGGTATGGACAGACGGTAGCATTGTGGTTGCGGAAAGAGAAGAACAACAACAAACGGTTTCTGAACCAGCTGGGGATGGCTTACCATTTTAATTAGCCTTTTAAAGGGTGTGAGTTTTTAACTTGCACCTTTTTTTTATATATTTAACAAATGACAGAAAAAGAAACAGAACAAAATATGTTAATGGAGTTTATTGCAGATACTTGCAAGATTGACATTGACAAAAAAATAGATTACCCGCCAGTATGTTTAAGCTATGGTGAAAAGGTTTTACAATCAGATAAAGGTGATAGCATCATACCAATAGCTTTAGGAACTTATGGCAATTTAAGTGTGATAACAGCCCCGCCAAAAACAAGAAAGAGTTTTTTTTGTAGCTTATTAGCAAGTGCATATTTAAGTGGATCAAACATTTATGGTGGACAAATAAAAGGACATAGAGGTAATGGTGATTTAATTTACATAGATACAGAACAAGGAAGCTGGCACGCATCCAAAGTATTTAGAAGACCATTAGATATGGATAGCAACATACCAAAAGATAAATATCACACGTTTGCATTGCGTACAATTAGTTTTAAGGAGCGATTAGAATTTATTGAGTACTATCTAAAGGAACACATAGAAGAACCATCACTTTTGATTATAGATGGTGTAGCAGATTTGTGTGCAGATGTAAACAACATAGAAAAAAGTAATGAATTAGTAAGTGCATTAATGAGATTAAGCCAACAACAAAACGTACATATAATAAATGTAATACATCAAAACTTTGGTAGTGCTAAACTTGGAACTGGTCATTTAGGTTCAGCGTTAGAAAAGAAAGCAGAAACGGTAATAAGTTTGGAAGCAAATACAGTCAATAGAGATTGGACTACAGTTAAGTGTGGTAGAAGTAGAGGGTATTGCTTTGATACATTTAGCTTTGAAGTAAACGAAAAAGGATTACCAATAATAGTTGGTGATTTATATGACCCATTAAAATAGTATGGTACAAAAAACAATGATATTAGTTGCTGCAAAGCACAAAGAGTGGGTAGAAATAGTTTTATCTTTTGGGTGCAAACAAGAAACTGCTGAAGATATTGTACAAGAAATGTATTATAAGATACAACTCAAACTAGAAAAAGGTTTGGATATAATGTACAACGAAAAAGAGATTAACTACTATTATATTTTTAAGACTTTACGCACATTGTTTTATGATTTAAAAAGAAAAGGTAAAAACATCACAATGGTATCTATGGATGATATACACCTAACAACAACAGATGTAAACTTTACTGAACCATATGATAAAATACAAGATGAACTATCAAGAATGTTCTGGTATGATAGAAAAGTATTTGAAATAATAAACGAGGGTGAGAGCATAGCAGAATTTTCTCGTAAAAGTCTTATACATTACTATTCACTTTACAACACTTATAACAAGGTAAAGAATAAACTTAAAAAATTACTATGAGGGAAAAATTCCAAAAGGATTTAAAAACTGGGCAGCTTTATGAAAAGAAAGCACTAGAGTTAATACAGAAAGATTACCCAAAAGCATATATACAAGATGGTTATTTTTTAGAGTGGGATATATACATACCAGAATTAGATATGGGTGTTGAGGTTAAAAGTGATGCACAATATAAAAAGACTGGTAATTTTTATGTTGAATATGAATGCAATGGTAAACCAAGTGGTATTGCTGCAACAAAAGCTAAACAATATTATATCTATTTAGATAAATTATATATTCTAAAAACAGAAGATTTAAAAGATAAATGCCGAAAATACCTAAACACAAAAAGAGATAAAAAAGGTGGTGATAATATGGCAAGTAAAGGAATAATAATACCAATACAAGAATTATGAAACTAGGAAACATTATTTATTACATAACTAAATATACTGGCATTAAATACCTAGTAGATAAATACCACAAATTAAGGGGTACTAAATGTAACTGCAACAACAGAAGAAAAAAGTTAAACGAAATAAAAATTGATAGATGGTAAAATTTACTAAAGAAGATTTTGAAAGCTGGAGTGACTTTAGGTCAGAACCAAAGAACACTTTACAACCTAATGAGTTTGAACTAATATGCCAGTTACACGCAAAATATTACAATCACAAATACCATAAACCTTGCACTTGCAATCCAAAGAAAATAAAGTTATGGAT